CCCAAGTGACGTGTTGTATGTGTAGAGGATGCGCCAGATCTGTTTGTTGTTTTTTTTCAAGCAGAAGACGGCATACGAGATGTAGCCGTGACTGGAGTATTTATCTTTTTAAATCCTGTAGGTGGCGTGTAATTAAATGATTGTTGACCAAAGTTTACTGTCCATGTACCTCCAGCTACATAAACAAACGGAAACATTTTAGTACCATCTGTTAAATCATATGAAGGGTTTGTACCACTTGCAGGATCGCCATCTGTTCCCCAATCTGCTGCATACCAAGTATTATTTACACCAAAGTAATATTTAGCTGCATCAAAATCTATAGCTACTTGAAATGTAGAAGATGTACTATTTAAGTTTGCACCTAAAGCTGTGTTAGTAGTTTCTACAATTCTATAAGCATTACTATCGTTTAAATAAAAATAGTATTTATTAGCTTCATCAGAATAAGCTGATTCTACTTTATTAGTATCTGTTCTAAATCCTAAACCCAACACTGCGTTTACAGCCATCTTACATTCAAAATAATACTTGCCTGTTGTAGGCATATTTGTAGGAAACATAGTTGCATGGTTTACAGAGTTAGATGCTTTTAAGTTTCCGTCAGTCATTGTAGTGTTGACTGCCATATTGTTAGGATTTAATGTAGCAAAGTTATTTGTATCTTCATTTGTTAGCGTAGGTACATCTGGCATCAAATCATAAGTAGCATCACCTGAAGAATCTAAATTAATATTATTAGAAACCCAATTATTTATGTTTCCAGATTGGTCTGATGTAACAGACAAAGTTCTAAATGGATTTCCTGTAGATGCTGCAACAGTACCCTCATTTACTATTGTTTGAGATTCTCCAGAGTTATCAACAATACTTGCACTTTGACAAGTTAATAATTTTGTATTAGTAACTGCTGTTAAATTAGTTTCACTTGGAGTAAAGTTACTTGTATAAACTGCTGTACCTTTTACAATTCTTACATTACTAATTTCACCATCAAACCATTCTCCACCATACGGAGCTCTGCCAATAAATATATCATCATTTGTATAATCTCTTGATGTAGTGGATGTTGCTACTTGTACGCCATCTACAAATAATCTATGTGTACCACTAGCTCTCGTGTAAGCTACATGATAATATTGCCCTGCACTAATTACTCCATTAGCTGATTGTACAATAAAACCATTAGAATAATTATATATACTACCATTAGCATCTATATCAATACTAAATCCGTTAGAACTAGATGCAGCATCTCTGTTGTCTATAATACTTCTATAATTTATTAATGAATCAACTTTAAAATAACACTCTACTGTACAATCGCCTGTACCAAGTGCCATATCAGAGCTACCTATAACAGATAAACTTTGAGAGCTACCATTAAATGTATTTACAAAAGTAGCAGAACTATTATTTTTAAAGGGTAAATAAAATCCATTTGTACCATATGTGCCTGTGTATTTTTTAGGAATCCAAGTGCCGTTATCGTCAGTTTCACCAAAGTCTGTTGGTGCTAATGCTGTGCCATCTACAAAGTTTATTTCTGTCATATAGCCATCAAGCGTACCATTAACACCACTAACAACATCACTACCTATATTATGAATACAAGTTTTATTAACATTACCCTCAAAATTTAAAGTAGGATAAGCTGAACTATCAAATGCTGTTATTTGTGTTCCATTAATATATATTTTAATTCTATCAGAAGCTGTACTTTGAGTAGTATCATAAGCTACTACAACATGATACCAAGCAGAAGTATCTCTAAATAATTGAGTAGAAGTAAGATAATATTCAGGATTAGGAGCACCACCACTAATTTGTTCTACAAATCTTATTGTATTTGTTGGTAAAAATTGAATAGCAGTATTTGTATTAGCACTACTAGCATTATCATTTGCAAAAAGTAATTGTTGACTAGGATATGGTGATACATTTTCTGGTATAAATGATTTTTTTACCCAACAACTATATGTATAAGTTCTACGATTACCTGCACTAGATGGAGTTCTTTGTAAATAAGCTGTAGCACTTCTACGAAAGCGTAAGCTATCGGTTAGGAAATATCCGCTTGGACCATTGGAGGCTGCTCCGACTAATAGAGACATTATGAAACTCCTAGAGTTTGACCTTGCTCGTAGAGATTTGTCCCGTCAGACCTAAAGTTAATAAAATCTGTTGCACCAGCAGCTGTAGAAAGGGTAGGAGCAGTGCCACTAACAAACTTAAATATTGCGTTAAATGCTAGGGTTCTACTACCTGTACCGTCTTGAATTACTCTAAGACCATAATAAGCACCATTTTCTAAGTTAGTAGGTGCGGCCATAGTTCTGTTACCACCTAATGTAACTGTTGCTACTTGACCAGAATCTGTGTCCCAGTTAATAGTAGCGCCATCAGTAAGTGTAAGTGTTGGAGAATAACCTGTACCAGAGATAGCAACATTTTCTCCGCTTAGTGTTCCATTTCCATTAATTGATAATGCCATTAGTCATTCCCCCAATTCTGTTTGTTCATTACTGCGATCAATGCTTCTACATCTGCAGCTTCTGCAATAGCTGTTTCTAATCTTTCTGACTCAGCAACTACGTGAGCTCTTTCTGTAACAACGTCTGCAGGTATAGCTACTTCTCTTTCCATTTTACGAGTTACGTACCAATCAGTTTGAGCTAAATAAGTGCCTGCTGTATGTTTTACTTCTGCAATTTTTTGCGATTTTAATCCTTTAGTTACTAACTTTTCTTCAGTATCTTCCATTGCTTCAGTTTCTGGATTATATGTTTGTACATATAGTTGATTGCCTTCTTGATCTTTTGCATCTACATCCTCCATAGCTTTAGGGTTATCTATCTCACCATTCCAATAGTATCTGTCATCAGCACGTACAGGGTCATCTTCCCATGTAATACCTAGAGCATCTCTGTCTTCTTTAGTAGATAACTGTAGCCAATTTCTTGGGTATTGTATTTGATTGAGGGTAAAAGCTCTATCAACACGAAATGTTTTATCATTTAATTTATAAGCCATTATTCATCTCCCTTCGGATGTGCAGCTTTAACTGCATCTATGTGTTCTTTCCAAGTATCAGTACCATTTACTTTATCCCAATACTGCATATCTAATTGTTCAGCTAATGGTTTGTATGCTTTAGCTCTTTGCTCTTTATATTGTGTTGCTGCAAGATAATCATTATATTCAGCAGTCCATAAATCTTGGTCTTCTTGACTGGGTATGCCTCCAGGAAAGTCTACAATTTTACCGTCCTTTGTTCTCATACCTGCTTGGTCTTTAAACTTCCAACTTAATACTTCGGCTATCATGTTGCATACTCCGTAATAGTTATAAATGATGCACCTACTCCACCCCATGATGCACTAGCAGTTCCGTTAAATGAAGTAGTTCCTGCTGAACTACACCCCGCTCTAAATTTAAAAGTAGTGGCAGATGTAGTACCTGCTGTCATAGTATGACCACATACAAGATTTCTAGGTTGGTTTACAGCAGAAGTTTGTATAATTAAAGATGTTGCTAAAGCGTTTGCTGTTGTATCTTGAAAAATTGAGCCTGTAATAAATCCTGTAGCACTACAAGCTAACAATGCATTTACTTCAATGTATAATTTATTTGAAGCAGAAGTTGGTGTAATAGCTAAACTTAAGTATTGGTCACCCTCTGTATTTTGCATAATAGTATTATCAATAGGGACTGTTGTAGTTCCTGTAGCATGAGAGCCATCTTGAGAATTTACTGTTTGAACAACACAAGTTGTTATTATACCTGTACTTGCAGGTAGCGTTAATGTATTTGTCCCTGCAACTGCTGGGGCTGCAATAGTTAAAGTTCCGCTAGAACTTCCAGCTAATACGACTGAGCTCATTATTTATTCTCCATTGCATCTAGTTTATCTTGTATTACTGCTTGTTTTTCAGCATCTATTTTTATAGTAGCTCCATCAAGAACCCAAGCATCTCTAAATGTTCTATCTTCTGGAAGAACTGTATCTTCTACAATGTGATACTTAACACCTTCAGGTACATCTTTTTTAGCTAATTCTTCTATAGTATTATTAGCTAACCATTCTTGTGTAGGATGAATAACTACTGCTTTATTATTTTGTTCATATATTATTATCATAATTACCTCGTCACCATTACATTAACATCATCTACATCATAAAAAGTTCTATTTACAGACTGTCCAATATAAAAAGTCCATACACGAACACTGCTTGTAGCTTTAACATTAATCAATCCTGCAACTAAATTTGTTCCAGCAGCATTAGTGTCCGTTGTAGTTAAAGTTGCTGCATAATTAGTGTCTGGCATATTTGTTGTAAAATTAAGTGTGTAATCTCCTGTGCCATTATCTGTAATGGAGCTTACATTAGCACTTCCTCTAATTGCTACAGTTCCTGTACCATTAAAACTTACCCAAGCTCTTACACCATATACAGGTGCAACTGAACCATAACCAGAGTTAGCTGATAGAACCCCTGCTGCACTTACTTCTGCTACTTTAGTTCCATTAGATTGTAGTTCTATTATTCCAGAAGCATCTCCATCAATAGCTACTCCGCCAGAACCTGTTAATGCATTAATTTTTGAAGTCATAATTTATCCTTATAATACTACCCATCGTTGTCCTGAAGGTACAGTTACAGTAACACCTGACGCAATAGTCATAGGCCCTACTGACATACCGTTTGAACCAGAAGTTATTGTATAGTCCGCTGTTATATCATCTACATTTTCATAAATAGCGCCACCTGCCGAAGCACCTCCACCGATCGAACCCCAACCAGTAGTGTATCCTTCAAATTCTCCGGTAGTAGAGTTATATCTAAACATACCTGCCGCTGCTGACCCAGGTCTCTGTGCAGTTGTACCCACAGCTTGAGTCACAGCTCCAGTACCAGAGAATATTAAATCGTTTGGAATATTTACAGTTCCTGCATTATGCGTTACTTCATCTACCGAAGCATCACCAAGTGTAACGTTGCCAGAGGTAGTCAAAGTTGTAAATGCACCTGTGCTAGCTACAGTATTACCAATTGGTCCAGGGGAAGCAAATCGAGCTGTAACCCCTGCTCCTGAAACCGTGCCTGATGCTGCGAGTGTAGTAAATGATCCAGTGCTAGGAGTAGCTGCACCGATTGTAGTGCCATCAATTGTACCGCCATTAATATCTACATCACTTGAAAGAATGGTTCCGCTAAGATAATCAATTGCATAATCAACATTTGTACCATCTGCATATACACACGCTGATTTACCAGCTGGAACTAATACTCCTGTGCCAGAAGCAGTTTTAACTGTTATAGCAGTAGTTGAAGCATTATTAATTATGTAATTTTTTTGGAATGTATTAGCACCACCTGCAGCGGCAGTAGGAATAATTAAGTTGCCTGAACCTCCTGCACTTCCAGTAAGGTTAAGACGTAAGTGGCGAACTACTTGTGTAGCATTAGAAGATGTGTTTAAAGTAAGTGTTGTATCTCCCGCAATAACGGCTTGGTCTACAGTACCAACAATAGCTTCTTCCATTGCAGTACCTAAATTGGTGTTGGTCGTTGTACCCCAAGTACCTGACTGTTCTCCTGTTCCTATCAGTTCTACTGATAAATTTGAATATGTTGACATTTTTTAATCCTTATCCTATGTAGACGACCCTGTCACTATCGGTTTCCAATCGGGTATCTGACTTGTATCTATTATAACCCAATTAGAGTTACTAATGATAGGGGCGTGCCCTGTTAAACTTAATGCGCCAGTGGCGGGTTCTCTTACTATGCCATCTAATATGGATGGCTCAATTCCTGTTAAAGTAACTGTTCCAGCAGTTGGAGTAATTACTGCTCCGTCTGTCGTGGATGGGGCTATACCCGCTAAAGATAAAGCTCCTACACCTGGTGTTATAACTGTGCTACCAAATACAGTTGGTGCAATTCCTGTTAAAACCGCCGCTCCAACTAATGGAGTTCTAAACATATTATTCTGTTGTACAACTTGAGGGACTATTCCCTGTAGTGCAAGTGCTCCAGCAGCAGGGAGAGCTATATCTCCTTGTATGGCTGATGGTGCTACACCTGCAAGGGTTAGTGCTCCTACGCTCGGTGTTATTCTTGCATCTTCTACTGTACTTGGTGCAATTCCAGCTAATATCGCTGCTCCTACACCCGGAGTAATTATTTTTCCTTCGACTACACTTGGAGCTATTCCAGCCAATGCTAGAGCCCCTACACCTGGGGTAATTACCGCTCCATCTAATATGGTTGGTGCAACTCCTGCTAATGATAGCGCCCCTACACCTGGGGTAATTACTTTTCCTTCAACTACACTAGGTACTACACCCGTTAATGCTAACGCACCAACTCCAGGTGTAACTACATCTCCTTCGCCCCATGGACCAGAGCTCCAGGTACTTCGTCCCCAGCCGGTAGCCATTACTAGCTCCTTAAGTTAAGGTAAATATGCCAGTAGCAGCAGGTAAAACAGTTAAAGTATTTGGCGATGTTACCGTAAACTGCGAGCTAGATAACTGACAGAAACATAAAAGTTTTCCTGCAGTTGAACCTGTAGAATTACGTATGATCGCATACCTAACATTAACTAAGCTAGCTCCAGAAGCAGTAAATGCTAAACCTACTGCAGACATAGTAAACTTCTGCTGTTTAGCTGATGCTCCTACTACCCATTGAGCTGTAGCTGGTACTAAATTTCTACCACCTGTAGTATATCCACCTGCAGCTGCAATTTCATTTGTTACAGATGCATATGTACTCAAAGTAAACGTAGATGCATTACTAGCTGTTTGAGCTAAAACCATTTTAAAAACACCGGCACCTAACGTTATGGTACCATTACCTATATATTTTTTGGCACTGTTGTATAGTTGCCATGCTGTTGCTGCCATGTTAAATCTCCTTAATATCGGCGTGTGACGCGCCGGATTCTAAAATATGACGTAATAACCCGCCGTATATCTCTAATTCAATCTCATCCCCTAGCATTTGTATCAAACTCATAAACTCTTGAGCTTGCGATACCATCCAAGGGTTACAGTTAAATATTTTTCCGCTCACGTTTACGGGCATAACTGCTTGTCCATCATTTTCTACTTGTTCATATGCGTGATGCTTATCGTCTTCACCTAAACATGAATCACAGCCAAATAAGTGAAAACGTTTAAATCCTAACATTCTAAACAATGGTATAGCTCTTAATAAAACAGTTGATCCTCCTGGAACTGACCACCATGTTTCATAATGCTTATCTAATATATCTTGTAGTAATTCTGCTTGAGTGTGCCATACATAAGTTCTATCTTTTGGCAAACCCTTAAATACACTAGGATTGCATTGTGAAGCTATAAAATACTTACAGTCCTCAACTACAGGTTCTGTAAATCTTGCATTAAATTCGCGTGCATCTACCATGACCATAGCAGAAGGAGTTAAACCATTGTCAATACACCATTTATAGGCGTTATTAATTGTTATAAGTTTAACACCATTTTGCCTCAATTGCTTGATTTTTTCAAGGTGCTCTGTTACAGATGGCCCACCTCCTACAATCATTACCTCAATATCATTAGTTGGATGAGGTTCTACTTGCGAATATCCTTGTTTTATATTGTGTTTAACATTATCTTTTATTTGCTCATCATCAGTATTTACGGTACCTACATCAACTATTTCTTCACCACTAATCCAATTACTTACATAAAATAAACAAGTGTTTTTTGTTTTTTGTGACCAATGTATTACACATTTATGTTCTTTAAATTTTTGTAACCACCACTTATACGGGTGCACACTTAAGTGTAATTTATGCCCTACTAAAACTCCTGCTTTATCATCAACTGTAGATATTTGAAAAAATACATGTTGACAAGCAGATAAACAATTATCTATAACTTGATCTACATGATGTGGTCTTATGTGTTCCATCACGTCAGTACAAAAACCATAAGCTGCTTGAACAGGTAGAGGTTGAGACAAATCAGCTTCTACAAACTTTAATGCATGCTTCTGTGTTTCTAACATAGGAACTATATCTTTATCTAAGCAGTTATCTGCAAAGTCAACCATAGTTACATCTAGTCCACCAAAGAACGCTAAGTTTAATCCTCCACGTCCTGTACCACATCCTAAATCAAGAACTGTAGCACCAGCTTTAGGTTTTGCTTGTTTTAAAAATTCATGAGCTATTTGTTCACCAGGAGCAACTTGTCTATACTCTGGTCTATCCCACATCATTTTATATAAATCTTTTTCTAAAGGTCTTACGTTATCTACTGTTACTTCTGGTGCATCTGCAATGAGCGATGAAAATCCTGTCATATTAATCCTTTCTATTCAAATCTAATAAGTGCGGTTGTTGCCGTGTTATCTGGCAAAGTAACCGTTAATGTTTCTGAAGTTATAGTTTTTACTGCTCCAAAATCTAATACACATACTGAGTAATTACTAGAGCTACTATCATATATTAAAGCCCCTCTAGCTGAAAATGTACCTGTCCACGTTGTAGGAGAGTCAAATGTGATATACACCACATTGGCTGTATCATCTTGAGTGACCGTAGCCCCCGTCAATGTATTACCTCCGGCTACATATCCTGTACCTACTACTTCATTTGTTGTGGTGTAAGCAGAAGTTGATGGACCTAATGTAGCGTCATTAGTGTACAAAGCTATTTTAAATGTGTCTGTATCAAAGTCTATATCACCAGCTAGTGACTTAGCCACGAATGTATTAGTTATTCCTTGTACAATAGTGGCCATTATCTTCTACCTCTTCCGGGTACTGGAATTCTTGCTTGTCCGCTTCTGTAAGCGTCGCGTGTGTTTTTACCTTCAGCAAGACCTACTAACTCATTCATAGCTTCTTGATAACGATTAGTATAATTAGTAATTATTTCAGGTGATTCTTTGAGGTACGTCGCTGCTTCCAACAATGAGCCATATAACAAGGCGGTAGGATAATTATCTCCCAACCAAGACGTACCAGAAGCGGCAGTAGTAATAGAAACAGGATAATAAAAATAATGCAGCTCAGCGCCATAATTGATATCAGGTGTAGGACCGAGTATAAATGTGTCATCATCGAAGACTGCATAGTATTGTGGTTTTGCATAAAAAGGTGCGTCCGTGTCAGGAAAAGATTGTCGAATAAAATTAACATCTTTATTTATAAGATAAGTGTATTCATTAGTTGTATTATCAATTACCGCTAAACTATAAGTAGCAAGCCAATCATCAGGCAAGTCTAAATATTTATTACCCCCAGTAATAGTACCTGTAGAATTAGCTCTTAAATCAGGTAAATTAACACCGTTAAAAATACGGTTTTCCGCCTGCGTAATAAATGTATTTACGTCAACCGTAGAATATTCATTTTCAGTATACGACTGTATTTGAGCTACTAATTCTGTGTAAGTCATTATCTATCCTTACGCCATAGGGCCGCGAGCTTTAGTGCCTTTAGTAGCTGCGCCATTACCACGAGTTTCTACACCTGTTGTCTTAATATCTTTTTCTGGATACCCAGCAAAGTTAGGTACAGGTACATCTTGCGGTTGTGCAAAGCCATCTACCATTTTAGCTTTTCTTTCTTGATTTTGTTTAGCCATGTCTTTCTCCTAAGTTATTGTTATTGTAACAGTTCCTACTTTCACAGAACTTACTAAATTGTTTCCAGTAAACTGATTAGTTGGGGGCCTTGCTCCACCTACAGGTTCCCATCCCCATTCTATATCTCTTGATCCTGTTCTATTATTTTCATTAAAACTTTGATCAGGTCTTGGATCTCTTACAGCCTGTGGATCTTCGACCGGATACATACCCTGCATATTCTGCGGTTGATCTGGATTCCAACACTCTGGACATGCTTTTATATGAGTATTAGTTCTTCTTACATATAAATCTTTTAATTTTTTTAAATTAAACTGAAAGCCACAAACATCACAGTCTGCTATGGTATTCTTATTAGTTGTATATTTTCCGCTCATTATCTACCTTTTAAATAGTTTCTATCAACAATAACCATACCGCCTTTATTCATTTTTTTAGCTTTCTTTCTAGCTTTTTCGGCTTTTTTAGCTTTTCGCATATCTTTATAGCCTTTTTCAATCATGCGTTTTTCTTTAGGAGTAGAGAAGAAATCTGCCTTAGATATACCTTTGTCTATATTTCTTAAAATAGGTAATCCTTTACCTGTTCTTAAACCTTCAGCATAAGCTTCTTGAGAATTAGTCATTTTATCTTTAGATACTTTTCCACCTTTTCTCATGTATCCCATTTTGTTACGCACAGGTGTGGGCAATTTTCCTAAACTTTTCTTTTTATCTGCAGGTACTTCTTTCATTTTAATCTCCTAAATATATGAGTTTCTTGGTGCTATTATTTCAGTAGCTTTTTCTCTATCTTCGGTAGATGCAAGTAACCACTGTTCTTCATATTCTTGTTTTAAAAACTGCACTCGATCTCCAGCTTCTGGAATCTTAAGCGATAAGTAATAAGCAAGTCCTGCTACTAAACACGTTAAAAATCTAAACGGTATATCTTGTGTATTTACTCCAGTACCTGCATCTGCTAATCTTTTTAAATACCAATACACAAAAGTATAGCTTGCATCATTAGGAACAGGCCATACAGTAAATTGAGGTACTTCTGGACCTCGTCTATCCAAATAAATTTGTATCGGTCTGCCCGTGTCATTCTTACTTGGTATTGATGCGTAAGTAGGATTTGACACCCTTGAAATAGATATGTCTGACTGAGTTGTTCCCGTCCCAGTTCTTATGACTTGGCTGATAAGGTCGATGGTAGTCGCGGGCAAATCGTAAGTGGCTGTACCGGCAACTAATGGAATAGACGCTTGTTCTATTGTCCATAAATTTATACCTCGGTTAGCCCATTCAATAGTTAATAAGTTTAAGCTACGAGTAGCTGTTCTTAAATCATATCCTGTTCTTAACTCTGCTCCGCATCTTTCAAATGCTTCTTCTACGAGAAGGTTTAAGTCTAAATCAAAATTATGTGTTCCTGATGTAGCCATTATGTTTTCCTTGTTGTCCTTTTACGTCTAAGAGATGCAACTCTTCTTGGTTTACCTGCCGGTTGCCCAAGTCTATTCTTTTGCGCAATCCTAGACTTCTTTTGTGCTGCTGTCATTTCTCCAGATGTCTTTGGAGTTTTGCTAGAAACACGTTTACTAGGTCGGCAATATGGTGTGCTTCTACCATCTCCTTTTTTTCTGCCGCAAGCTTTGCCAGTCTTTACGTCTTTCCAATCTTCTTTGAACCAACGTTTTAAAGCTAGTCCTTTCTTGGTTTTACGTACAGCCATTATTTTTTACCTTTCTTTTTCCTACATTTAGCGATAGCACCCGAAGCGTAAGCACTAGGAAATACTTTGTAACTTGCTTTTACTTTACGATAGCAAGCATCTTTTAC